GGCGCGCAGAATATAACGAAGAACGTCCGCATAGCTCACTGGGTGATATGCCACCCGTTATCTATGCGAGGAAAAAACTGGCCGGAGATCCTCATTGGCGGTGGTACTAAAAACGGGAGGGACTACAGCCCCATAAACGTTTGCCCCCATGGGTTTGGGGGAGCCTCGGAAGCATTTCCGGCGTCGCCCTAATGGTCAAAGCGTTCTGTGTGCCATCTTGGGATGGTTGTGACCCTGTACATGGCTGCGACGGTTGTACAGGGAGAACGTCGTGAAAACGGTGAATAGAATGAGACATTTCTTTCGGCCTGTTTGGCGTTTGGTTATCGATATTTCGCTAGTGCTCCGTACGGGTCTCGCGCTACTCGACTACTACCATCGTCATAATTTTTAACTAGGCATCCCGCCTGATGCAACTCAGGCGGGTTCTATCAATCGTACAATGCTGTACCTCCATTGGTGGACACGAAAAGCGAAAGCTTTTTATTCAATAGGCTGATGTCGCGGGAGTCGAGGATACGAATTATGCTGTTGTTGATGCATCGATTGAGATTTAGTCGAGCCTCGAAGATAGGCCCATGACCGACTATGACGTAAGAGAAGTACTCCAAACGTCCAGTCCAATATCGTAAAGAGCCTGCTGGAGAATTTAAATTGACATGGTCGAAGGATACTTTGTTTAAGAACTCTAGTAATCCACCGGAAATGCTGCGCTGTCCATACCAGAAGGGCTTGTATGGAGTACTTTTGTGAAGTTCTACTAGAACAAGTGCCATTGCAGCAATCGCTATTGTGAACCGAATTTCTTTATAGTCACAGAAACGGCTGAAGACTTTCAGGAGTTTTTCAAATGGCGGAATGGATTTGATGTATGTGTCGGTATCAATCTCTCTGTTTAAGAGATTGCTGTAGAATTGAGTTAGTGGAGTTGCACTAGCCGTGAAGTCGTTTATAAGTTCATCTGTACTACGTTGTAAATGTTGCGCCGAGACATTTTTGAAGCCAAGATTATCCATTAAATTCCCAATATCTCTCCATGATTCGCCAAATGGGATTGATGGGTTTATGGTCGCGTCAAACAGGTGATCGCAGGCCTCCACATGGTGATAAAATTCAAGCTGTATTAAGTAGATGAATAGGTGCTCATCTAATGGTAGCTGAACAGGCTCTCGCTCTTCGAAATTTAGGATGTTTTTCACACAATTCGACATGTATTCTATGATAAACGGTAATTGCATGGGGTTGTTATCACACAGGGATGCTGCTTGTTCAAGAAGCATCATCTCAATACCATCTAGAACACCACGCATTTGCCCGTAGGTAGATGTTATCGTATGCAGACGTTTGTTCGATATCTCAAAACTCAGATGTGTCTTTAAGTCTGAAATAATATCTACTTCCTCATTGGAACCTTCTATGCCATAGGCGTCTCGTATTTCGAACGACGGCTTGCCGCTCTTCTGTGGTGGGGCCAGTAGCGTAAATAGGGTCTTGTAATCTCGCTGGAATCTGTAAAGCGTCTTCAGAACTTTAAGTGATTTTGATTTGTCTTCTTCGAAAAATTCTCTAAATTCCCTGTCTAGTAATTCGGTAACGCGTTTTTTGATGGTTTTTAAGACGTCTTGAGCATCAATGCCGCTCTCGTCACGTATTTCCTTTTCTAGCTCCGTATACTTGCAACGCTCTGGGGGAACCTCTTGGAAGTTTCCAAGATCGAATGAACCTGGGAAAACTTTGTTCCGTTCTTCATCAGTCAGCAGCTTGTGAACCATTGCGTATAGCTGGCTGGTTCCTTCGGGACCTCCGCCCAATATTCTTCCGCCTACGCGATTTTTCCTGTATTTGCGGTGGTGCACGTACTCGTGGGTAGCGAATGAGACATTTTCGCCGAACTCTTTCTTTATTTGCGTTTCAAATAAATATCGAAATAGATGCTTATCCATAAACTATTCCATGTAAAAAACAGAGGGTGGCAAAGTGCAATTTTTTATCCATCGCCGCGCTAGGATAGTTTGAATTGCGGGAGTTACCTTATTTGGTAAAATATTATTCGGCTATTATTGTTTTATTCCAAGTTTTCCGCTTTGAAGTGGGAAATTACCGTGACCTGTTCCTCATTGACTAACATACCACAACGTTATGCCCGCTTCACGCTCTGAGCCGATTGCCAGTTTTGGTCGCACTTTGCTACAGAACACTGTCATATAGAGTAACGACCAATCTACTTTAGGCCGTTAATCTTGCTTAAGCTGATAGGGCTGAAACTTAATCACCTCGAAACCTATCCATTGATTGATCTCCTTCATCCGCTCCTGCAACGGCGTCAGCTCATTCCTGACAAACACCTGCGCCGCCTTCTCCACATCACCAAATCCCCCGGCATTATCAGGAATAATCCCCATCATCTGCGGTGGCACGCGGTGCGCGCTTAACAGGTCGTCGCGGCTGGCCTTTTTGATATTAAAAAAATCATCCTTGGTGGCCACTTCACTTAACGGCAAAATTTTGATGCCATCGGCCTTGCCGTTAGGGGCATACATAAAGAGGTTGCGGAAGTTGCCCAGGCCTTTGGTATCACGCATGGCCTGGCGCATTTTGTCGATATCACTGCTGCTTTGCGCCGCATCGGTCATATACAGGATATAACCGGCGTGCGCCCCGTTCTGGTAATACTTGCGGCGAAACAGTGTGGCCGCTTCATTGAGCCAGGCGCTGTTTAACGCGCTGAGGTACTCCGGCAAACCGTATAACTCCTGGTTGATATCCGGCTCTATCAGGTGAAACACGCTGCCCTTTTCAAACTGATGCGCGTCCTTCCAATATTGCACAAACCAGTAAACGCTCTCTTCGGTACCCCGGCGGGTAAATTTGGCCGGTGAAGTCTCCAGGCGCAGCGGTTCGCCAAGGGCATTGCGACGCAGCTCTAAAAAGGCGTTACCAAAGACCAGGTAATCCAGGGCAAACTTGCTGAACTCCTGCTGACTGAGCAGCAGGTGCGGGATAAAGGTCGAGGCCAAAATATTACGCTTTACGTAAATCGGCGAGCTGTGATGCACGGCAGCGCGCAGGCTGCGGGCCAGGCCGTCAAAGCTGATTGGCGGCTCATACCAACGGCTATTCCCAATGCACTCCACGTAATCAAGAATATCCCGCTTATCCATCACCGGCGAGGGTTCACCAAAGGTAAATACCTCGGCGTTAGGCGCTGACGGTGCGGCGGTGGCGGTGGCGGGTGTTGATAACGCCTTGCGGCCCTTACGTTGACTCATTAGTTGAACTCCAGAATATTCGGGCTTTGGTTGCCATTGGTGGCGGTAAGCGGTTCGTTTAACAGCGTGTGCATAATGGCCCAGGCAACGTCGGCATGGCTGGCCTCTTCGCTGCGACTGGCCTCATAAGTGGAACGGTTGCCGCTGGCGGTCATGGTTTTGCGAATGGCCATAAAGCTTTGTGTGATATCGGTGCTGCCGGTGTCGTATTCCAGGCGACCGCTGGTAATGGTGTCTTTGGTTTTCAGCACCATGGCGGTTTTGATTTCCGGTGAGTAGCGGATCTCCCGCGCAGCGGGGAAGAACTGCCGCACCAACTGAAACACGCCCTGGCCGATGCCGGTCGAGTCAATGCCGATATAGTCGGTACTGTATTTTTTGGTGAGATCTTCAATGGATTTTGCCTGGGCAGCAAAGTCCATGCCGCGCCACTGGTGGCGCTCAAGTACCCGGAATTTGCCGCCCGAGACCAGCGGCGGGGCTACCACGGCACAGCCTGCGCTGTCGCCGGTGTGTGACGGGTCATAACCAATCCACACCGGGCGATAGTCAAAAGGCCGCAGCGCATAGGGGTTAAAGTCCTGCCACTCCTCCAGGCTGTCCACCATACAGGTTTGCAGCTCGGCGAACGGGAACACTGAGGCGGCATCATCGACAAACTCACACATCAACAGGTTGTCATACTCCGCCGGGCTGTATTCCAGCGCCAACTGATCCAGGTCGAACAGATTACAGCCGCCGGTCAGCGCATCCTCTACGGTAACAATCTGTCGCCACTGGCCATCACCGCACAGCGCACCTTGCGATAAATGGCTATGACTCAGGTCCAGCTCGATACGGGTCGCTTTATCGCGCCGTCCTTTGTTAAACAACTCCCCGGACCAGAACGGATAAGCGCTGTGCGCCAGGCTCGACGGGGTGGAAAAGTAGGTGGTGCGCCATTTTTTATGCAGCGACATCCCCGAGGCCACTTTGCGTAGCTCCTGAAATTTCGGGATCCAGAAATACTCATCCAGATAGAGATTACCGGTATAGCTCTGCGCGGTGCGCACGTTAGTCCCCAAAAATATCAGTCGTGCGCCGTTGGGCAGCACTATCGGGTCGCCTTTCAGGTCAACGTCAACCTGGCGGGCAAAGTCGAGAATGTAGTTTTTAAATACATGCGCCTGCGCCTTGCTGGCGGAAAGAAAAATCTGGTTACGCCCGGTGGTCAGAGCATCGATTAAGGCTTCGCGGGCAAAATAGAACGTCGCGCCAATCTGGCGGGATTTGAGGATATTGCGGATACGATGCTGTAGCCCGGCCTGATGCCAGCCGCGTTGGTAGGCGAAAGACTCCCCGATAAAGATATCGCTGAGTTTTTCTATCGCCTCGTCACTAAAAACATTCTTTTCAACCGGCGCACGTTCGCCCTTATTGCGGTTGCGCACGTTGGGATTGAGATCCGCCTCATTGCCGGACTGGCTATAGCGGTTAACCCGTGCCAGGCGCTCAATCTGCCGCCCTAACAGGTCGATTTCTTTAAAGTCGCGACCTTCTTTGTCCTCTTTGGTGATCAACTGAATTAACCGTGCCTCCATGCTGGTTTCGACGCGGCTAATGGGCGCAACCGCGTCCCAGGCGTCGCGCTTTTTCCAGCTCTGCACGGTGGGCGTTTTGATATTGAGCGTTTCGGCAATCTGGCGCACGGAAAAGCCCTGCCAGTAAAACAGGGCCGCTTGCCGTCTTGGGTCGCTGATGATCAGGCTTGGGTGTGTATTCATGGCCACAGGCTACCGGAGCCGTGGGCGCTCTCGCCTGTGGTTCGTGTTGTGTCAAAAGGTGCACAACCCGCGCCCGTTGTGGCCTGGGAGCAAGGTCTGGAAACTGGCCCTTGTCCTGACCCACTCAACGAATGGAAGTCCACGCCATGGCAAAAGTATCAAAGTTTTTCCGCATCGGCGTCGCCGGTGATACCTGCGACGGCCGCGAGATCAGCGCCAGCGATATCGACCAGATGGCCGACAGTTTCGATCCCCGCGTTTACGGTTGCCGCATCAATCTTGAGCATTACAAAGGCTTGCTGCCAGACAGCCAGTTTAAGCGCTACGGCGATGTGCTGGCGCTGAAAGCGGACACCATTGATGACGACTCGGCGTTAAAAGGTAAGCGCGCGCTGTTTGCGCAAATCAGCCCGACCGATGAGCTGGTGACCATGACCGGCCAGAAACAAAAGATTTATACCTCGATGGAGATCCAGCCCAACTTTGCCAACAGCGGCAAAGCCTACCTGGTCGGCCTGGCGGTGACCGATGACCCGGCCAGCCTGGGGACTGAAATGCTGGCCTTTAGCGCCAGCGCCCAGGTCAACCCGCTGGCCAGCCGCAAAACCGCCCCGGAAAACCTGTTCTCTGCCGCGACCGAGGTCGAGCTGGTTTTTGACGAGGTGCCAGAACCCGGCATTACCCTGCTGTCGCGTATTAAGGGGCTGTTTGCCGCCAAACAAACCAGCGATGAGGCGCGCTTTATCGACATCCATGCCGCCGTCGAAGAGGTGGCCAGCTTTGCCCAGCAACAGGCCGAGCAGGCTGCCACACACCTGGCCACCACCGAAAAATCCCTGAATGAGC